GGTTACCTGGTACAATTGGTGGTAGTTATTATCCACAAGGCATTTACGTCTATTCTGGAACCACTTGGACATCAGATAGAAACAACATAGCATTACAACTACAATTAGATAATGGTAGGTTGGATGAACTAGAAGATAACGCACTTAAGATTAACTTCTTCCAAGTGCAAGATAACGCTGGTACGGGTAGTACGATACCAACTACATTTACTGATGTAGATTCAACTATTTGGGATACACCAATAGCTGGTAGTGGATTTACTTGGGATGGTACTGAAATCACAGTAACTGAAGATTCAGATATGATAGAATTTAGTGCAGCTATCCAAGGTAAAACAACTGGTAGTAACAGGGTTGAATTATGGATTAAATTAATGCAAGACAGTGGCTCTGGTTATGTTGAATTAACATCTGTTAGTCAATACGCAATGAGAAATACTGCGGTAGATGAAGCTAACGTAGTTATGCCTACATTTATTGTACCCAACGTTACTTCTGGTGATAAATTTAAAATACAAGTAAGAAGAATTGGTGGTACTGGGGTGAATACATTTGGGACACAGGGTGGTACTTATTTGACTGCCAAAAGATATAATAACGTATAATAAAAATAATAATTACATATGAGTAAAGATGTAACAATAAAGGTTAAGATTAATACTGGTGATGGTGTAAAAAACGTTGATGAGTTAAATAATGAATTAGAGAGTACTGTAACTACTATTAAATCATTAGAAGACGAGTTTGAAAGACTATCCAATGAAATATCGACAGCCGAAGTTGGTTCAGATAAGTTTAAAGAACTACAAGGTGAGTTAAAAGCTGTTGATTCTGAATTAAAGAATACAAAGAAATCTGTTGAAGGATTGGATTTTGAAGGTAAAGCTGGTGAAATAGGTAAGTTCGCTGGTGGTATTGGTGCTGTTGGTACTGCTGCTGCATTAGCATTTGGTGATAACAAAGATATTGAAAAATTCTTTAAAACATTTGCAACTGGTATTGCCATTACTAATGGTATTAAGGGTGCAATGGAAGCAGCTGCTGCTGCACAGAGGTTGTTTAATGTGGCTTCTTTAAAGAGTGGTTTATTACAAGTTAAGAACATTGCCTTAACTGTTGCTGAAACAGCCGTTAAAGTAGCTTCTGCTGTTGCCACGGCCGCTGTAACAGCAGCTCAATGGTTATGGAATGCAGCGATAACAGCTAACCCAATCGGATTAATTGTTGTTGCCATAGGTGCTATGGTTGCTGGTATAATAGCTTTGGGTAAATGGATTTATGATAATATTGAAACTGTTAAAGAATGGTCTAAATATTTACTTTTATTACTTGGCCCACTTGGTGCTATTGCTTTAGCGTACATAGAAATTACTGCTGAGGAAAGAAAACAAGCTGACCAATTAAAGAAAAACGCTAAGAAGGAAAGAGATATAGCTAAGCAAAAGATTAAGGATATAAAGAAAGTTAGAGCTGAAGAAAATAAGGCACATAAACTTAGACAAACCGCTTTTGATTTAGAGATTGAAACTTTAGAAGCTGCTGGTAAGTCATCTTATGCTGTTAGATTAGGTAAATTGGAAGATATACTTGCTGAAGAGAAGGCTAGGCTTGCTGCTAATAAAAAAATAGTTGAAGCTGAGTTTACGAAATATGAAAATATAGCTAAATTACAAGGTAAGTCTTTAGAAGAACTAGCTACTGCAAATGGTGTTAATTTAGAAAAAGTACAGAAACAAATAGATGCTTCTTATTTAGTACAAGAACAATCTATCCAATCTGCTGAAAATTCAATCACTAAGCTTAAAAGAGAAGAAAACGAAAAAAGAACTAGTAATGATAAAGAAGCTAGTGATGAAAGAATTGAAATAGTTAAAAATGAGGTAGCAGAAATTAGCTATGCTTTAGAAGATATTAACAAAACAGTTGGTCAAGTATATGCTGAAATGAATCAACAAATTGAAATATTTGATGTTGAAGAGTTTGAGGAGGACGCGGAAGAAGTTGTTCAAACTTCAGAAGATGCTTTTAGTAGAATAGGACAAGCTTGGCAGAATTTAAAAATGAAAACTAAACAAGGTCTTCCTTTATTAGAACTTGATGCAACTCAACAAGCTATAGCTGATTCTTCTATTGAAATAGCACAAGCTAGTTCAGATGCTATAAAAGAAATTCAAGATAGAAGAAGTCAAGAAAGATTAAGTAAAATACAGGCAGATTATGATGCTGAACAAGAAGCTTTAACAGCCCAATTAGCTAATAAAGAAATCACCCAAAGACAATTTGATGCTAAATCAAGATTGGCTGAGCAAAAGAAAACACAACTTGAGTTAAAAGAAAAAAGAAAAGCTTTTAAACAAAGAAAAGCTATGGCATTAGTAGATATAACTATGAGTACTGGACAAGCTATTATGGCCGCTTTAACTACACCACCACCAGTAGGTGTTATATTAGCAGCAAGTGCTGGTATTACTGGTGGTATACAAGCTGGTTTAGTAGCAAGTCAAAAATTTAAGGCTGCACGAGGTGGTGTTGTACCAGGGTCACCTTCAATGGTGGATTCAGTCGATGCTTTACTAGCACCTGGTGAGATGGTAATAAATTCACAAAGCTCACAAATGTTCCCACAAACCCTATCTGCAATAAACCAAGCTGGTGGTGGTATTAGTTTGGCACCAGATTTACCAGTAACACAAGGTGGTGGTTCTAGTGCAACCTTTAGAGAAAATGAAGCACAAGCCCCACTTCACGCAATTGTAGTTGAAAGTCATATAACAGACTTACAAAAGAAAGTAAGTAGAATGGAAAAACAAGCGTCTTTTGGGTGATACATTAAACAAATAATAAAAAATAATACTTAAAAATATGGAAGATATTAAAATATATGAAATTAAAGTTGATATGATGGATGAGGATACAGGTATGTTGAGAAATTCATTTGTTGACCATCCAGCTGTTGAATATACTAAATTAGATTTTAACAAGCAAGAAACTAAAACTAAAACAATATCATTTTCACAAGATAGTGAACAGAAGTTTATGTCAGTATCTATGGTGGCTGATACTCCAATCCCTAGAATGGACAATTTTTCTGGTGAGGTGTATGGTATCGTATTTACAAAAGAATCTATTAGAAACATCGTAAATAAGTTTGTGATGGACGGTAACATCAATGAAGTAAGTTTCCAACACACTGAACAATTAATCGATGGTGTTTATTTGGTAGAACATTTCATTACTAAAGAAGGTGTTGTTGAGGCACCAGCTTTTAAAGACTTACCTTATGGTAGTTGGGTGACCACTTACTACGTACCAGATACCCAATTATATAATAAACTAAAAGCTGATGAATCATTTAATGGGTTCTCAATAGAGATATCAGCAACGTTGGATGAGATGTTTAGTTCGGTTGAAGAAGATAAGTTATATGATGAAATTAATGATGTGTTAAAATCTGATATGACAGATGAAGATAAAGAGAGTAAAATAAAAGATATCTTAGATATCAAATAATAACAAGAAAAAAAGTATTAAACAAAATATTTAGAAAAATACTTATAATAAATTATTACAAATATGAATAAGAAAAATGTAATTGGAAAAATAAAGGCTTTGTTTACAGAAGAAGTTGAAACATCACCTGAAGATACACTTATCTTTGTTGAAGTGAAAACTGCTGATGGTAGAATTTTAAGAGCTGACGATATTGCTGTTGATATGCCAGTAATGGAAATCACAGAAGAAGGTGAGACGCCTTTGGAAGATGGTGAGTACGAATTATTCGATGGAAACAAACTTGTTGTTGAAGGTGGTTTAATTAAAGAGGTTATCGAAGCTGAAACTGAAGAAGAAGAAGCTCCAGAAGTAACTGAAGAATTAGAAGTTACTGAGGAAGTTGCTGAAGAATTAACTGAGGAAGTTGCTGAGGTTGCTGAGGAAGTTGTTGCTGAAGAAGTAAAACAACCTAAAGAAATCATTGAAGAAACAAGAACTATCCAAAAGTACACTGAGATGTTTGATTCAATCAAAACTGAAATCGAAGCATTAAAAGAAGAAAATAAAACATTAAAAGCTAGACTTGACAAATTTGCTGGTGAGCCTAGTGTAGAATCAACTAACACAACTGTTGAATTTACTGTATTAACAAAAGAAGATAAATTAAAATTCTTCGGAAAATAATTAAAAAAATAAATAAAAAAAAATTATGAGTTTAAATGTAACTGGGTTAAACGCCTACACTGATGAGCACAAAATGGGACTTATCAAAAAATCTATCTTAGAAGGTAGAACAATTAACTACGTAACTGTACAACCAGACATTAAGTCTAGTGCATCAATTAACATTATCGATTCAACATTAGTAGCTGCTGCTGGTTCTTGTGGATGGAATGCTGCTGGTGAGACTGCGTTAACACAAAGAGATATCACTGTATGTCCAATTAAAGTAAATGAGGCTATCTGTTTAGATACTTTAGAGTCTTACTACACACAAAAAATGATGAATGCAGGTTCTTATAACACTGATATTCCATTCGAACAAATTTATGCAGAAGAAAAAGCTGGAAAAATTAACGCAATGATTGAAGATGTTATGTGGAAAGGTGATGAAGGAGAAGCTGGTAACTTAGCTTTATGTAACGGATTCTTATACTTGTTAGAAGATGAGAAAGCTTCTACTGTTGCAGGTAACGTTGATTCTGTAACTGGATTAACTGCTGGTAACATTATAGATGTTATTGATGGAGTTATTTCTGTTGTTCCATCTGATATTATCGATGCTGACGATTTAGTTATTCCACTACGATGGAAAAGAAGGTGATTTCGAAATGATGTGGCCAGGAACTAACGTTAAGTTAGTAGCTGTTAGAGGTTTAAATAACACTGATAGAATGGTATTATCAACTACTTCAAATATGGTATTTGGTACTGATTTATTAAATGATTCAGAAGATTTCAAAATCTTTTATTCAGAAGATGATGATATCGTAAAATTTAGAGCTAAATTTAAGATGGGTGTACAAGTTGCATTCCCAGAATTCATTGTAGATTTCGAATTAGCATAATCCAATAGGATATAAAAATAAATAATTAAAAAAGGGTGAGTGAATTGCTCACTCTTTTTTT